AATACGTTTGTACAATTTATAAACTTGCTCTTGTAGTTCTCGTACATCATGCCTTAGAAGACGGTTTTCTTCCTTGTAAGCAATATTTTCTTTTTTGTATTCTTCTGCTTTTATCATTAAGTGATTAAAACCCATATTTTGCCTCTGTTATGGTTAATGGTGCCGGCGGCAAGATTCGAACTCGCGACCTGATGATTACAAATCAACTGCTCTACCAACTGAGCTACGCCGGCTATTGGCGGACAGTGTAGGATTCGAACCCACGGTACATTTCTGTACAACGGATTAGTAATCCGCCGCTTTAAGCCGCTCAGCCAACTGTCCATTATATTATTCGTGTTCGCCACCTGGATCGTTTGGATCTAACGGTATTCTTTTACCATCGTGATATAGGTATCTTGCTCTGGTTGGTGTGTGATAACCATTAGTTCCTTTTTCAAGTCTTAGGAAAAAACTTGGTTTCTTTTTTGCAGTTTCAAAAGTTGCTACAGTTACAACAATTGCCGCTATAAAGATAACGTGTGCAATCATTGTAAGGCCCATAATAAAAATACTGCCCATATACATTGAAAATACAATACACCACATCCATGCTAAAACTTGTAAGACCATATGTCTTGTATTGGTATCTGGGATATGTTTTAGTGGATTGATGTTTGCATCCATTACACCGTTCCAACTATCGTAAATAAATTCCCTCATAGAAACTCCTTCTAAACTTTAATTAAGTATTTATTATATGTGGTTTGTTAATTTTTGTCAACCGTTCTTCGTTATCTATATGTCTTTTATATATCTGAAAAACTCCACCTTCAAGTGCATTATCTGGCCATTCATCTTTTTGTAATTCATACAACGTTCTAAGTTTATCTTCCTTGATATCTATGTTATCGTTGATTGCTACAATCTTATTTGTTAGAGCCATTGTGTCTCCAGAAATCGCGTAAAGATTCTAACTTATCTTTTGCTTCACTTATTGTATAAATTTTATCTAAAATTGTGTGTTCTTTGTTCTTTTTATTTACAAGTTGTTCAATTTCAGATGCTATATTATTTGTATTGTCGTTGATAATTTTCAAGTATCGATTGCATAACAAATCATAAAAGTTTCTTGTCATCTTCATGATATTCTAAATATGCTACCAAACAAGTTTTTAGTAAACAAATCGTGATCAATATCTGCATAATCACGACAACCGTTTGATATGCGTCCTTCTATATACATATGCACGAAACTGGCTAAAACACAAGTATTTGCATACTGCCAGGCTGAAATACTACGCCTTGATGGCAAATGAAGATGACTATGCTTCATAACTTTACTGTTTAGTTTTTTATCTTCGACAACCCTTGTTGTGTGAAATATAAATTCACTTTGTGAATCAAATTTCATTGCATCAATACTTTCAGTATCACAAATCCAATTTGTACTCACTTTAATTTCATCTATCAATGATTCGTCAATTTCACTTCTGTAAAAATAATTTTTATCAATTTTTACAATACTAGGTTGTCCAGTAACATGTTGTGTTGCATCTCTATATTCTTCAATTGATATTCCAGGTAGTGCATTGTCACCTGTATCATGCAATTTATGTAGTCCAATAAAGTGCTTAATTTCTAATAGGTTTTCAGTAACATCAACAAGGCGATTAATCCATAAATCAGTAGCCGCATTTTCAACATTGAGTCCATCTAATATAGTGCCAACTTCTGGCACTCTATTTTCTAGCAAAAATCTACAAAAAAGAGGCTTATCGTACTCTTGACAACTATCTACTATTCCAAGTAGTTCATACTCTGGTTCAGTACAAATAACTACATCAGCACTTCTAATAATATCTTTGATACTTGGATACTGATTAAGTTTTCTAACAAATACACTGTTTAAAAAATGATCTCCAAAGCACGTTACTTTTATAGGCTGAGAAAACTGTTCTAAATTAAGTTCTAACAAACTTTTAATAGCATATACTGGAGTTCCATTACCTAAAATATGAACATTAATCATGCTTCAAACCTCTTCATTACGTGGTCGTAAAAACTATCTACTTCACCTCCAAACTGTCCTTTGAGATTACTAATTGCACTTCTACAAAAATTTATATCACCTTTGTGTAAATTATCAATTAGTTTTGCATGTAGTTTAGTATATTGCTCTAAGGTTGTCATGCTTTCAAGACTGAGTTTTCCTGTATCAAGTACTGTATAAAGTGTTACCTGGTCACCTCCATCTGTCGATGGAACAGTATCTAGTTCAAGTACGGTATACTTATCTCTCAATTTGTCTGCATTTTCTGTTCCATGAACTATAAACATTAGTTGCCTCGTTAATATATACTATTATTACTTATGATGAAACTGCTTGTCATAAATATTTTTATATACACATATTATAACAATTTCCATCCAAAGTCAAGAGAAATATCCATGAATCTGAATCATTATGAAATCGAGTACAGTAACAATCCATACGAGGTTTGGAATAGCCTAGAAACTTTGCCACCGGTTAGTCCAGATGGCCATGATAGTTTATATGAATTTTGTAAATTAACTAGTAGATATCACTTCGATAGTAACAGAGATGATAGAGAGTTAATTGGAACAAATTTAAGTCCAGTCATTCCTATATGCAGGTTTAGAGGAGATTGGGCAGACGAAGTTAAGTCAATGTATGAAAAGTCAACACCTGCTACATTTGATTATCGCAGTAGTCCAAGACGGGAGATTACAAATAGTTTTGAAGAAAATGACTTTCGTAAATGGGGATATGATATTGACGGTGGATATGCAATAAACAATCGTACTATTTTAGACATTGGTAAAGTTATACCCAACGACCCTATCAAAAGATTTGAACGCACTGACTTTGTAAAAAAGATACAAAGTATGTTTGCTTTATCTACTCCATTAGCAATTAAACTTGATACACAAAAACCAGGGCAATGCTTTTACTGGCATTTGGATAATTTTGGTGGTATGCTAAGACGTCTGCGTAAAGATTATGACCAAGAATTTGAAGGTGATGTTGATCAAAGAAAGTTAATGCGTTTTATTGTATTCTTAGAAGATCAAGACTTAGGACATCAGTGGCAACAAGGAAACTTACTACTCAAATGGAAGAAAGGTGATTGTATTACCTGGCCATGGAGAGATATACCTCATGGTACTGCTAATTATGGACATACCAATAGACCAACACTAAACATAACTGGTATTGTTACAGATCAAACATTAGAATTTTTAAAGTATGCTTCAGAAAAAGATTATATCGACATTTAGCAAAAAACATTTTAGACCAGGCGCACTGACTAAGTTTGCTGAAACTAGTTTAGCAATGGTTGATGAAATAAATGCAATGGATCCTAGTCTAGTACTAGACTTAGGTTGTGGTACGAATATATTCAAAAATAAGATTCAGCATTTAGTTGGCATTGACATACTAAACAGACATGAAGACATTGTCTGTCCTATTGAAAAACTTGATACTATCTTTCAGCCAGAATGTGCTGATATAGTATTAGCACTTGGAAGCATAAATTTTGGTGAGCATGATCTAATCGCAGAACAATTATGGCAAACTAAAAGAGTACTAAAACCAGGAGGTTTGATATACTTTCGCGTCAATCATAATACTACACATGAAATATACTATGATTGGGATCTTAACAAACTTGACATGTTTACTGAAAAAATGAAACTTGAATATGAACAACAACCTCAAATTATTACAAAAGTCAAAGAAAACAAGATTGATGACTATCCTATTAATACACAACTAAATCGTGGACAAAATAGTACAAGAATATTTTTAATATGGAGAAAACCAGTTGAGTAGTTTTATAAAAGCAACAAAATTACATGCAAAAATACTAAACAAACAATGGGGACCTCATGAACCTAACACTGAAACTCAATGGCACAATGAAGATAATGAGGAGTCATTTAAAGAAGGTGGCAAAGGAACACAAATTAGGACCAATCATCTAACTCAAGACTATGACTGGAGTAAACATCCATTTACTTACAAATGGAACAGTTTAGGACTACGTGGTCCAGAACCTGACTACAATGCTTCTAAAAAAATGCTTGTCATTGGAAGTAGTCTTACTATAGGACAAGGACTTCCGCTTGAAAACATGTTTATTGATATTGCGGCAAAAGAGCTTGGATACGATTACATAAATCTAAGCGAGTTTTACATTCTTACTGATAGTATACAACAGGCAACAAAGATAGCAAAAGAGTATAAACCAGATTTAGTAATAGTTTCAACTACTAGACATCTTTTTAGCAGTGAATTTGTATTAAGACATTTGCTTCACATGTTTCACCAAAAAAATGAAAGAAAAGAAATCACTCCATTACTTTGGGAAGTTTTTGTCGAAGAAGCAAAAAAGCAGGTGTTCATGTTCGAACAAGCAATTCTTGCTAATTGTAAAGAAGATACAAAAATGCTTTGGTTTGGTAATACTGAATCAAAAGAAAGGCAATGGAAACTTGGTGAAATGATAACTGAAGAAAGTGTATATGAATTTACTTCTGGCAAACATGTTACATTTGGACCAGAGTACATTATAGATCTTGCAAGAGATAACAAACACCCAGGAATCAATACTAACATTAAAATTGCAGAGTTATTAGTAAATACGATAAAGGAACTCTAATGTGTTTAAATGTGGATATCTTGCAGGCGGAATAAACATTACAAATAATCCTGAACGTTCAGTAATACCATGTTGTCATGTTGATCACAATCATTTACTATATAATGGTAAAGATTTACTCAATGGTAATATACTTACACAGATGCGTAAAGATGCATTAGATGGTAAGATACCTGAATTATGTAAGCCTTGTGTGTCAAAAGAAGAACTTGGCATTGAATCGCCTCGTACAAGAAGTATAAGAGAATTCAAAAACAAAGGCATTGTAAAGGAATTGTTTACTCCTGCTGATGTTGAAGTTTTGTATTTGAAAATTAGTAATCTATGTAATTTCAAATGTGTAATGTGTGATCCTAGTAGTAGTCATCTTATTGCTAAAGAAAGTGGCGTAGAAGATAGTTTAATTGAAATAAACAACTTTTATGAAACACAATTATTAAATTTATTACCACAAATGGTTAATCTTAGACATGTCCAAATTACTGGCGGAGAACCACTACTACACAAGAAAAGAAATCTTGACATTCTTCGTAGATTAGATAAAAGTGTAAAAATTCAATATAGAACAAATGGTAGTGTATATGATCCTGAAGTAGTTGAATTTTTGAAAACTTTTGATACAGTGCAATTTTTAATGTCTATTGATGCACAAGAAGATGTTTTACATTACCAAAGACCAAGAAGTAACTGGAAAGAAATAAAATCAAATCTTGAAAAATACAAAGGGCAAGGATTTGAGCTAATAAATACTATGACGGTTACTGCTTTCAACATACATCAAATACCAAAGTTTACAAATGAAACTGGACACTTTTTTGATGCAATTGAATTTACTGCAATTAGATATCCTGAAGAATATAGAATTAACTTAATACAACAAGACAAATTAAACTCTATTGTTGATGAATTAAAATCTACAAAAGTTACAGGCAACCTCTCTAATTACATCAAAGACATTGAAGCCAATCATATGTCATTACCTAGCAAAAAAGTAGTAAAGAAATTTTGGAAATCAGTAGGTAATATGAAGCAATATAGAGATGTTGATCTCAATCAGGCAATACCAGAAATGTATGATTTTTATTTAAAGGACTAATTATGGAATACAAAGGCAAAGACTTAATACTAGCAATGGGAGCACCAGGTAGTCGCTGGAGTGGAACTATTAGACTACTATCATTAATGCATAGAGAAATTAATCGTACTGACGAAACTGACGATTTAAAATATGATCGGTACTACATTGATGAACACGGTAGAGAGCGAAGCATTGGTTGGCATAGAGGTGCATATTGGGGACCTTATCATACCTATGGACAAAAGTTTGATACTATGGACATAACCAAAGACGAAGCCATTGCAGAGTTTAAGGCACCTTATGCTTGGTGGGATAACGGAATAAAAATAGTAAAGAGTCATTGGTTTAGTTATCACATTCCGAAACTACAGGAATGGTTTCCAGAAGCAACATTACTATGCTTTTATATGGAAGACCAAGAATGTTTTGATTGGTGGCACGAAGTAGGCGGTTGGGATATTGAATATCCACACTATGATTGGTACAAAGATGATGAAGGTATGATGAGACAGATTACTGCTGAAAATGATGAACTACGCAAACACTTTGATTTGAAAATTTATAATAATTATGATCTAAGTAAACATCTTGGATTATCAGAGGATATTCGCACAGTTGATGAAATGAATGATATCGATGACAAAATTCATTCTGCATTTGGTAGAACTTTTACAGAGGACCAAAAAATAGAAATGGTAAACATGATTAGTTCACGTACAAAAGTAGGGGTTATTAAACCTCAACTTCAATAGTAGGACGACCATCTAGTGCATCGTCAATAAGTCCTTGCAATTTATCACCAACAAATCCAGTTATTTGAAATGTAACTCTTGGAGTGAATCCAAAGTTTGCAGTACCGTGTGGCATATTACACCAGTCGTAAGTTACACATTCTCCTGACTTATATCCTTGATGGTATGTATTTCCAAACTGCCATACATGTCCTATTTCCCAATCTTGTAAATGTATTAGCAATCTGCGTAATTTTAATGGGTTAGTATCTGCTCCTGCATCTGTCCATTGCTTACGTCTATCTGGTCTTGCATATCTCATTTGTTGATCTATATGTGCTTGTGTAACTTGTCCTAGATATTGTATGTGTAAACGACTCATATGTACATCCATCTCAAGCCAATCTTGTATTCTATGTAATACTGCATAAACATCTTTATCATTTGAATTCTTTTGCACGTCTGTTTTACGCAAGATAGGAACTTTGTGCATGGCAACAACATCTTCCTTTTGTCCACCGGTAGCACGTTTAATATCCATCATTTCAGCATCATGCAAATCTTTATCCTGCTTTGAATCGTTGCGAGCACGATAGTTTCCTATACTCATTGGAACTCCGTCATTATCTCCATGCTTACAAACTTCTGTAAAGTCATTGGTAAAACGTACAGGAACAATAAATGTTTGTTCACTATAAGGATCTCTAAAAGGATCAAAATGCCATGTACTACGCGACTTGTTATGTTGCCAGCGACTTGGAACTCCATCTACTTTAAATATGTTATCCATATCTTTATGGCGTTCTAGTTGTTTATCACTGTACATTTCATCTATATAATTACTATCTTTTTGTGTATCACCTTTTACTTCTTCTGGTACTTCGTCAGGAACTAGGTCTTTGATTTTGTCATCGGAGTAATAGTTTAAGCCTTCTGCATTCTTTTTAAGTTTATCTTCTTTAAATTTATTAATTGACATTTTTTGGCTTCCTTTCACTATACCAACCTACTAGGCTATATCTGTTCATTCCTGCCCTACTCACCGGACTTACAAAGTGTTTGTTAAAATTTGGTTTACTAACATCTAATATTACAAGTCTGTTTCCTAGTGGGGCAATAGTAGTGTGGACTCTATCTTGTTCATCTAACAAACATAAATCTCCACCCCAGTGTTTTTTCCAAACTTTATTAAAATAAAACAAGTATGCTACTTTCCTGGTAGGATCATAGTGCGGAGTAATCCAATGATTCTTATTGTAGTAACTAAAAGTAGGAAATGCAGTATAAAGATGCTCAAACCCTGTAACAGTTTCTATATAATCTTTTAAACGCCCACCTCTTACTATGTCTTGTGTAAACTCTTGTACAAGTTCAGATTCAAATTTTGTGTCCATACCTACTAAACTAATGCGGTGATAATATGAGAAATCATGGTCATGTGCTTTACTAGCAATTTCATTTCCTAGTTCATTTGCACGTTCTTTTTCTTGCCATGGAATAGTTTCATAATAATCATCATACCCTCCTCTTGCATCATAATTAATGTTAGGAGCAGTTGTATATAATTGTTCTATGTATTTCTGATCTAATACACTATCTATAGCAATATAGCCTTTGTTTTTAAATGTTACTGTTGCTTCCTTGAGAGCCCCAGAAGTAAAGATTCCAATATTATACATTTTTTCTCCTTATAAATATGAATACAATGCTTCTACTATCCTTCTTACTTTTAGTTAAACATGCCATTGCTGATCTTGGATTGCAAGGATATATCAAAGGTACTAAGCAACTTTATTTAAGTAGAAAATTATTCATACATACTGCACACCACGGAATTGGCACATTCTTAATTTGTGCGTTTTTTGTAGATTTAAAATTTGCATTATTACTAGGCATACTGGATATGTTTCTACACTGGCAAATTGACTTTTGTAAAACACGTTTTGTGATTGCATATAAACTTAATAATACACAAAGAGTTTTTTGGTGGGTACAGGCAGTAGATCAGATTTTACATTATAGTACATACTTTTTGATTGTAGCACTTATTTTTTCTTGGACGTAGGCTTTGCTGGTTGTATTGCAATCTGATATGCCATAAAGTCTTTTAATGCAGGCTTTTTCTTTCCATCATTAGGTGCTGGTTGCTTATCGTGATTTAAATTAATACCTACGTCTTTCATGCAAGTATTTATCTATTGTGCAAGAGGGTTATCCAAAGCTCTCTGTAAACGTTTGTTAAGCCTTGCTTCAAGTTCTCTAAGATCTCTTTCAACTTTAGCAGTTAAATCATCTGCACGTTGCGTATTTTGTTCTTGTAAACGATTTGCTTTTTGATCATAATCATTTTGCAATGCATCTCTTTTGTTTTCAAAACGTTCTTCTGCATTTTGTATCATTTTACGACCATCGTCCTGTGCTTTTTGTAATTTATCTTCTAGCCTATCAACCTGCTTTTCAATCATGACTATATCATCCTTGAGACCATTTTTAATATCTCTTGTATAATCTATTGCATCATCTAGTTTGATTTGCAGTTGTTTATTTTTTGCCTCAATTTCATTAGTGTCAATATTTTGAATAATTTCTTTCATATCCATGTAGTCTTTGTAAAACTCAAATCCTCCCCAAAGACCACCACCAACAGTTGTCAATGCAGTTAGTACAAGGAATATTTTACCTCCTTTAAACTTTACGCCTGCAACTTCTATTTCAGTTTGTTGTGCCATTTTGTAACCTCTCATATTGCATATCTACCATCTTCTCATGAAGTAGTTGTTGTGCTAGTCCGTTCCTTAGTCCTCTTTGATTTTCAGGAACTTTTTTGTTTAAGTAAATTGCTTCAGGCTGATAAAAGTCTACACCTGGTATTGCAAATTTTCCATATTGATTAAAGCCAGGAACAAAGTTTATTAAAGCGGCTATTTGTGCTTGTAATGCCTGCTGATCTTTTAGTTCTTGTGCTTTACCCATTGTTACTGCTAGAGCAGTAAGTTTGTTTTTAATAATTTCTTTCATTTTTTTACGTTTTGCTTTTTGCTTCTCTGCTTTAGTAATTTTTTTAACTTCACTTTTCTTGCTAGGCTTTTCAGCAATGCTTGTAACTGGTTTTGATTTGGTTTCTTCATTTTTAACGTTTTCGACTACTTTCTCTTCTGGTTTGTTTTCTTCTGTTGTAGTTGTTTCAACTACTTCTACTTCAGCAATTTCTGCTTCAAGTTCTTGCTCTAATGTAACTTCAACTGTTGCTACTTCAGTTTCTACTGGAGTAACTATCTCAACTGGTGGTGGAGCAGGTGCCGCTGGTGCTGGTAAAATTATCACTTCAGGAATATCCTCGGGCAATGCTAGTACACTATCTACAACACTATCTCCTGTGCCTGTACCATCATCAACTGGATCTACATTTACTATAGGTTCAGTATAGCCAGGACAAGATTCATCATACTGTGGATTTCTTAAACATTGTTGGTTCAAGTATGCAACATCATATCCTGTACATCTAATGTCAAATAATGCATTTGCATCACATTGGGCTTCAAAATAACCTGGACAATCCTTATCATATAATGGACTTGCAGTACATTGTTGGGTAAAATATGCGGCGGCATAACCATCACATTCGCTGTCGTAGAGGGGGTTCTTCGTACATTGTTGCGTGAAATATGCCGCCGCATAACCATCACAGCCACTATCATATAATGGATCTGCGGTACACTGTTGTGTGTAGTAGGCCTCGGCGTAGCCTGGACAACTGGCATTGTATAAAGGATTAGCAGTACATTGTTGATTAAAAAATGCAGTTGCATATCCTGGACATCCTACATCATATAAAGCATTTGCCGCACAATTTTGATCATATTGGTATTGTGCATATGCTTCACTGTAGCCAGGACAACTTGGATCATATAGTGCAGTATCATTACACGGATTGGCTCTATAAGTAAACCATGCTTTTAAATCTCTTACTATTGGTCCATAGTATCCGTCCCAATTTCCTTTGTCATATCCGTTGAATCTAAAACGGACATCACCTAATTGGTTAGGAGTATATATTGTTCCTATTTTATCTATGTGGTTGTATAATTCTATGTTGTCTTCTACTATTTGCCAATATGTAGAACCTTGTTTTATTTCATTTGCACTATGACTATTAGCACTTGTATAATTGTACCATTTATCCATAGTCCAAGTTTTTGTTTCTACAATATTTCCATTTGCGTCTGTCACTTCAATTACAACAACTAATTCGTCCCAATAAGTATCATCTATTATTTCACCAGTATTGGTGTTTACTCTATCACTTATATTGTTGTTGCAGAATTTACCTGGTGTATTAAAACAGTGAATATATTTCCAACTATAATGAACTTTATCTACACTTATACCACTTTGTGTTAATGCTTGATTAATTGCATAACTTATTGCAAAAGTATTCACACATTCGCCCCAACGTATTTGCGACGAATTGTTTATTGCCATTGCAGTAGTGCCAGAAGGGCATCCGTTGAATGGTGCACTAATTGTACCGTTATTCATGTCCAAATTGTTAGGCGTTGTAGTAGTTTGAGCTAAACTTTTAAAGGAGAAGTAAAAGCAACAAAACACTGCCAATGCCCATAGCGGCGCCTTTGACTTTATCATTGGTAGACTTATCCTCTTCACTAATTGGCTTTAAATTAGGATTTTTATCCCATTCTTTTTGTGCTTCTTCGCCAATTTTACCCAGGAATGGACAAGGTGTGCCTGCCATCTCCATAGCATTAAAAATACGTTCATCTTGACACATAACACTAACTGCGGCAACTTTCATACCCATATCATATATTGTTTTTGCTAATTTTAAGCGTTCACAATTCATATCTCTGACAGTTGCACCTCCGCTGATTCCAAGTATTTGTGTTTGTACTGCACCAGATACGCCAACAGTACATAAATCACTGTTACTGTTGTTCATACTAGGAGAAATAGCACTTGGAGGAGGACTTTTAACTGTTGTTTCAGTTTCGCCTTTAGTAGTTACTGTGGAGTTAGATGTACTGTTTGTTATGATAGGATCCGCGGCGTATGACACAGTCGCTGAAAAAATCAGAAAAATAGCAAATATGAATCGTAATGTCAACGTAGTAATCTCCTCAGTTACTAAATACTACTATATTTATGCAACTGTAAATATTTTTACACCTAATAGTCGCAGGAGACTTGAAATTTGACGGATAAGAATAAAGCAGAGCAGGAATGGTTATGGGAACAACTAGACTTCTTCGACCAAGTTGAGCCCGTTGGATTACCTGACGAAATAGCAAGATTAGAAGAAACTCGTATACGCGAAGCCTTAAAAGAATACAACAACAATAAAACACATGCCGCCAAAAACTTAGGTATTGGCCGCACTTTATTAATACATAAAATTAAAAAATATGAAATTGGAAAAGACTTAGTCGAAGTTTAATATATTGTTCTATTCTTTTCGTTGATCATTCTAGGTTCGCATACTGCCGTATAACTCCTAGTTTTTGGAACATCTTCACCTGCTACCCTATTAGGCACGGGTGGCTGGTCATTTAGTCTTTCAGCAAAATACTTACAATCGTTTATATTGCGAAAGTACATATCTTTGCTTATAATTTGTTGCCCTAAATATACTGTTAATAAAAAAGCATGTATCATCTTATGCCTGGCCTTCTAATTACTTTCTTACGTTGATTTTTTGCTTGTTCAGCCTTTCGTTTTTCTTCTTCTAAAAATGCTTCTTTCTTTAAACTATCAAGATCATTTGCTTTAAACTTAGGCTTTTCTCTTTGATTTAATTGGGCTCGAAATCTTTCTCTAACTGGCCCTGCGTCTTGCGAATTTCGTATTAGCATTGTAATTGCTCTATAGCCATCACCCATAAACATTAACCGGCCGTCTTTGTATAACCTTGCCTTGTTTGAATTGGTCAAATCCAATGTAAAATTTTCGTGATTAAATATTGCCATTTCACTTTTTAATTTGATTCAAACTCGTAATTACATCATCAATGTTAGGTTCTTCTTGTCCTGGGTTATAGACACATTTATATTGCCTTGGACAATTATTTTCATACATCAATTCGTATGTTTTATTCCCTCCCCTGTAAATACAGGCTTGTTGGCCGGTAGTCCTAGACTTTAATGTTTTCATTAACCGGCAAGTTGTAAACTGTTTTTCTACACGAGTTCCTTGTTGAATCTGTTGTTGTCTAGTATAAGCTCTTGGACTCCCGTAGATCTTCTTATCACCTTTTGGCTGATACATTTTTCCACTACTAAAAGTAGATGAAGGTATCAACGCCAATGCTAAAACAATGATGAGACTATACATTTATTACCACTGCTTTGGATGGCCAAAGATATCAACAAATATTGCTACTCCGCCAACCATTACTCCGGCACCTAGTGTTATAAGGAATAATATACCAATAATATTAAGTATTTCTCTTCTTCGTTCTTGTTGAGCATAAATTGCTTTCTGTCTGTCTTTTCTTATCTTTGCTTGTAAGGCAAGTATTTCGTTCCAACTATTAGGACCATGAATCATGTTTACATAAGTTCTAAGTTCTTGTTCCATTTGCTGGGCTTTCTTTTTAGCCGCAAAAATATTCATTGCTTCTTCTTCAATTGAAGATCCTGCAAATATTTTTTTGAACAAAGGTGGTTTCTTGTTTAACTTTTCTGCATGGTCGATGTCAGATACTGCACCCATCCATCGTCCCATATCACCGTACATTGATTCAATATCACGGCCAACTTCAAAACCTTTTTTTATAGTGTTAAACGCAGTAGTCGCAATTGCTACTGCACTTATTGGATCAATCATGCACTTACCCCCTCGATAAAAATACGATCTCCAGTAGTATTTACAGGGTATCTTAAAATCATTAAAGTGCCATATATTGTATGTGAATCAAAACCAATAAGAAAGGGGCTCTAAGGCCCCTTTTATTATTATTTGACAAAATAATTTAGATGGATCTTTTGTTACTATTATGTTCATCAATACTTTTAATAACTTGACGTAATCTTTGTTCTTCAATACAATAGATTTCGTCCACTTCCCTGCCACCATATTCAACATATGCTTTGTTAACTAAACTTGGCGTGTTTTGTTCTACAAACGCCAAGCACTGGGCTGGTTCTGTAAAACTTGGTTCTGAGATTATATATAAATCTGTTACAGGATATTGAGGACTAACCATCATAGTTAGCACGATGAAAAATGTTTTAATCAACGTTATGCTCCATGCCCATATGTATCATAATCATAGTTTGGTAACTGTGATGCCCACAATTTATATAACATTACTTCTCTGTCATATCCACCAACGTTTTCAGGTTTATCTACTTTAGTGTTTGATACAAAATCATTTTCGTCATCTGTATAAGGCCACATTATAGTTCTCCTAATAGTTTCTTAAGTTTCTTTTTGCTTTTTCCTAATGCTTTTGCTTTTGCAATGTCATCTTTGTTACTTACGTCACCACCTACAACAACTAAACCAATCATACCCATTGCTTTGTGTGGTGTACATAGATAATAATAAATTCCAGGTATTTCAAATGTAATTTTTACCTCTTTATTATTTTTTGACTTCTTTGGAATATCAAAACCCTTTGGTGCCGCAATAATTTGTACATTGTGGCCTTTTGATTTTGGTTTCCAAATAATTGTGTCGCCGACATCAATTTTTGCAATATCTTCGGAATAAACCATTTTTTCACCATCGGCACGTTTATTCAACATGTCAATTGTGATGTCTTTTGCATATGCTAGATTTGCAAAAAATACAAATCCAAACACAGTTGCTATAAATCCTAATGCCTTCATTCTGTAAGATCCTTTCCTAACATTAATGCTTTGGCTTCTTCTACCATACCCATTCTTGCTAGTTCTCTAGCGGCTCTTGCTCGTCCTGCACTTTCGCCTATTGCTACTACTGCTAAAAAGCCTACCATTAGAGCACTTCTAATTACACTACAAATTTTACATGTGTAGTCCCATGTTGTGTTTGTTAATGTTGCTACTGTCATTTTATAATCCAAACTTTCCTGATGTTAAGTGTAGTTTTTTCATTCTCATTTCTAAATCACACAAGTCTTTACTTTGTGCTAGATATTTTTCCTGTTGCGTTCTGCTGTCAAACATGTTGCCAAGCATACTCACAAGGTATTTTCCTAGGGATTTCACCATTTTTATTTCTCCGTTATGTTATATGCTTGAGGAAAGCAATACCCCGGTCTTTTCCGGCGTCAGTAGTCTTTGCTACCGTCATCTGCTTTTAAGGCGCGAGCCGCCCTAGTCTTTCCTAGTGCCATTCATTTTTTCTGAGCTGAAGTCGCTCTTTTTTACAATTATATTTATACTATATAAGACGAATTATATACTACTATTTTAGCATTTCAGTCTTGCTTGTTTAGCACGAATAGTATTAAATTAGAGTCTATTATATGCATTTGCAATATAATTACTCTTTACCAAACACTGTGTTTATCACATTGTTTACCCTTACAAATGTTGCACATTTGGATAGGGTTTTTAGTCTATTTGCACCTACATATGTACATGCAGATCTAATGCCAGATATTATATCAATAATAGTGTTTTTAACTGGTCCACGGTATGGTACTTGTACAGTTTTGCCTTCTACTCCACGGTACTCTCTATGAGGTACATTATGTCTGGACATTGCAGATTCAGATGCCATTCCATAAAATTCCATCTTACCATCAATAACTTTACCATCACATTCATCATGTCCTGCTAACATTCCGCCAATCATAACAAAATCAGCACCAGCGGCAAATGCCTTTACTATATCGCCACTAGTTGTACAACCACCATCTGCAATGACGTGAGCATTCATACCATGAGCGGCATCTGCACATTCAATTACTGCACTAAGTTGCGGGTATCCAATTCCAGTCTTAGTTCTTGTTGTACACACTGAACCTGGCCCTACTCCTACTTTTACAATATCTGCACCTGCGAGAATTAACTCTTGTGTCATATCTGCGGTTACAACATTTCCAGCAACAATAGTTGCATCTGGTACTCTCATTCTTATATCTTTGATTGCATCTATAACACTAATAGTATAACCATTTGCAACGTCAATGCCAATGAAATCCCATTTTATATGATGTGTCACCAAGTCACTAACATCGTCAAGTCCACCCATCATACAAATATTTTTTCCTTTGAATGCAGTAACATTATTTTTAAGGTAGTGTCTTGCTGGACAAGTAATCATATTATACTCTAATAATACTTTATGCATTTCTGGAGTACCTACTGTATCCATATTAGATGCCATAATAGGAAGCCCTGTCCATGTTTTACCACTATGAACAAACTTGTGTGTTCTTTCCATTAGGACATCATATCGAGAAGTTAAAGTTGACCGCTTTGGCCTAATTAGTACATCTGAATAGTCTAATTTAATATCTTCACTTATAAGCATTTTTTACCTCTCATTTTAATACTAGTCCTAACTGCTGAACACATTGTTGCACACACAATGCCTGTACTTTACAATCTTCAAGTGCATTGTGTGCTTTAAAATTAATCTTTTTACGGGGATCTTCTGGCATGATGCCAAACAATGTACGACTATCTTTTACTATCCAAAACGGCCACGGAACAATAAGATCCCACTGTTTGTACATATGTTCCATAATAACAACATCAAATGCAGGCCCTTGACACCATAGTGTATCAATTCCTACACACCATTTTTTCAATGCTTTTAATACGTCAACTACTGGCGTTCTACCAGCATCACCAAAGGCATCTTCCTGTACATCTTTTGGTTGGGATGACCACCATGCAAGAGTATCGTCGTCTACTTTACGACCACGTTCAGTTTGCTCATCAACATCAAATTTATGATAAAATTCTTGAAATGGATCACTAATTTTATTAGGATTAAATTTTACTCCACCAATAGTCAGTACTGTAGCATCATAGTTAGTGCCTAACGTTTCAAGATCAATCATTGCGTGTGTAGTCATACTTTTACTTTCCTATATTATAATATTCTTATAATAACAGATTAAAGTCTAAAGGTCAAGTCTAAACTGCACCTTTTTTACTACTTGCTAATTTAATTGTGTCATCTAAAGGGGAATGGTTTACAAAGTTTATATACTTTGTGTTAGCATCTTTTATCAAAATATCATTCAATAAACTTACGTCATGATCCATACCAATAATACCTAGTTGATCTTCTAGTGTTTCCAAATATCTTACACCGTATAAGTTTAAAAGTTCTTGGCTGGCATATATAACTTTTTTGTCATCAAAAAAGTCCATTGTATCTAAGAACATTGGAGTGGTATGTTTTTCTCTCACACGTTGTTGCTGGTGTTTTAAAATAGTTTGATCTCTACCAAGTATGAGATATTTTACTCTGGCATATTTACTTGCATGTTTGTGGAACATTGCATAGTTGGGTATAGTTTCAACACCATCATCAAAATAAGGACAACTAATACTGGTATAAAAATGTTTTGCTTCTGTCCAATCAAAGTTTTTAAGTAAACTAGGATCTTTCCAATACTCAGCAAAAGGCTCCATATCATGCCCTTCCCAGTATTTTTCTTTTAAGGAATCCCAGCCTTTTACATCTTGTGTTGCTCCAAATGCCTTGGCAAACAAGTGATTACCAGAACCTTGAGGCCCTGTAGCAATAATTAATGTAGGTTTCATTATACAGTAAGTAAAATTTTGTCTTTGTGTCCGCTGGCTAAAATTTCTCTTGTTCGGTCTGTCTTTAAACCAGTAACTTGTAGTGTTGGACGTGGATGACTACTTGCATTACAAGTTGCATGAGGTACATTTGGCCAATCAAATATGTGTGCTTCACCTGCCTTCCAATGACTGTAAACATGTGTGCCATACATATAAAATTGTCCTGGTTGCCAATCCTCTAGCATAATTGTAATACGAGCTACTCTTTCTGGATCTTCTGGACAACGGTCCCAAAGTTTATCTATATGATAGTTAAACATTTGTCCTGTAAGTTGTACATGGGCACGTTTTTTAGCCCCTCTTGTGCCAACTTCCATGCCAAAAAAGTCCATCATTTTATAAAGTGTTGGAAAGTCTGCCCAATCATCTACAATGTTTGTTAACAAAAGATCTTTTGGTTTACCACCACCCCTGGCAATGTCGTATTCTTCTTGCACTAGCATAGGAGATTCTTTATCAGTATCTCCAAAGTACTTTCTTGTTTGCCAATTGATGGGTTTGCTATTTTCTACTAGCCTATCTGATTCTTCTTTCCAGTCGCCTTCAAATCTGCCAATTATATCGTACCAGTCTCCTGGCTTATCTATAATATTTTTATCAAAATGATATTCACTGTGTGCAACTGTCCAGTCCCAACTTGATTGATATGCATCTGTGTTTTCTAATTGTTTACTCCAATTTGTATCATTATACATAATCTAATCCTTTATCTTTTCTAACTAAACTATTTATAAATATGCCCACTGCTACTAAAACACAAATTACAAAGATAGGATGATTGTAAATATTAAATAGATCTAACCATCTAATATCTGCGAAAGCCGCGTATCCTTCTTTCCATTGCTTGTAACCATACAACTGTAGTGTTCCCCAAAAGTATTGATCAATTTTAAATGCTACAACATATGCAACAAGTATTGCTGGTCTACTAATGTTGTAATATTTACAAACACAACCAATTGCACTTAATATTGTTAATAATGCTAAGTCTTCCCAACCACCTGTGTATTGCATATTTGCATAAATGATTACTGCTAAAATAAATGCGGCATAAATCCAAAATGGAACTTCTAATACTTTGAGAATATATTTGTAGCAGAATATACTTAATAATGCTACGCCAATTGTTCCAAATATGTATCCAAATGCTAGACTATTTGTAAAGTTTAAATCATTTAACAAATCTGGTGTTCCAATTTCCATACCAAAGTACATACAAATTGCCATAACCATAGCGGCAAATGGTGCGGCTGGAATGCCAAACAAACAAGCAGGAATCATACTAGATACCTTTTGTGCATTGTTTGCTCCTTCGCAACCTAATAATCCTACTGGATTTCCTTCACCAAATGGAACTTCTTGATTCTTTTCTTTGTGTGCGGCCTTAGTTGCTCCGTATGCTAAAAAGTCTCCTACGGCTCCCCCTACGCCTGGTAGTAGTCCTGTGACAAAACCAATTGTTCCACCACGTGCCATATCTCTCCAATGCTTTTTGCAATCGCCAAGGCCTTCTCGTAAACCATCAAAGTAGTTTCCGTCCATTGGCGGTGCCGCTGATTTAAGTTTTCGTCTAAATCCATCTAATAGTTCTGGAACTCCAAATAGTCCTGATAGTAAAACTACCATACCAATTCCGTTTTGTAAGTATTCCCAACCAAAAGTTAGTCTAGGTTTACTGGTTACAGTTTCTCCAACCATACCAACTGCTAGTCCAAAAATGATTGCAATAATACTTAAGAACACATTTTTACTGGCTACAAAGCCTACACAGGCTAATGCCATCATCATAAAACCCAAGAATTCAGGGCGTCCAAATAATACTATAATCTTTCCATAATATGGAAGTAGGAAGAAAGTTAATGCCGCAAAAATTACTCCATTAAAAGTTGAGTCAGTAATAGCAATACCCATTGCTCTTGCCGCTTGACCTTTCTTTGCCATAGGATAACCGTCAATAACACATGCCGCAGTAGTACTTGCACCTGGAATACCTGTTAAAATACTTGTGTAACTGTCTGCACTTGCACAACTTGCCACAATTGCAGTAAGAAAAACCAACCCTAAGTAAGGATCGGCCATAAAATAGGTTCCCATGCTAAAGACAGTTATCAGGGCGGTAGTTACACCTGCAATAGGTATAATACCAACTAGCATTCCATACATGGTGCCAATTAAAGCCCAGATAACATAGTCCATTAGTTTAGTCCTTTACTTTAAAAGTTCAGGCTTGTAAATTGATGGGAATCCATATGCTTCTTGATTCCACTTAACTGCATCTTTTAGAGCTTTCTCTGTAATCAATGATTTAAGTGCTTTCAATAATGCTGGACCATCTTGAATCCAAGGATACTCACCTGTCTTAGCATAAATTTCTGCACTAGCAACTGGATCATTAATCATTGCAGTTACCGCCGCTTTAATTTTTGCCGCATTAGGATTACCTTTGTTTACCCAAAGTGACTTTTGAATTGCATCACGCCAGTTACGGGTAAGTTTATATGCATTGTATAAGTCGCCTTTTGGCTTTTCACCCCATAACTTTTCATACACATCTTCAAATTGTGTGTTTGGAAAGTTTGGATCTGGAATTTGTACGTTATTTTCTAAATCTAAAATACCATGTGTAAACCAAAGTTCATTGCCTGGAATACCTGTGTAAAAACGCTTCCAAGCCGCTGGTGATTCACGTGCTACATCAAATTCGCCGTTTTTAAAACCAAGACGTTTTTCTCCGCCTGATACACCGTTGACCCAAATAAAACGCTCTCTCCAACATGCTAGGTATTCATCAACTGTATTGTTGCCCTGTGGACCACATACTAACATAGCCGCCGCGGCCGCATCTGGTTCAAAACCTGATCCACCAGCAATAGTCCATGTTCCAGTCTTTTCATCTTTACCTTCTTGTTTACCAAGAACGATATCGTTGTTCATTGAACCCATAAGCTCATAGTCAAAGTAGTTGTAATCAATCTTATCTAGTAAGTATGATACACCATTTCCACCATGTGCTACCATGATTGTTTTATCATCGAAACGTAGGCTATTATGGAATTTGTTAAAACCTGGAATATCTCTTGCTCCAGGAATATGACGAACCACTACTGGCTCACCAATAAACTTTTCTAAGTTTTTTGCAATGATTTCGCTCCATACACTAGTACCTTTGCCCGGTGCTTGTGGAACAATCAAGGTATAATCTGCCATGGCACTAGTAGCCATAAACATCGAGGCGATTAAGCCTAAAAATAGTTTTTTCATTGTCGAAATTTCCTCTTAAGATTAGCGAGTCGTAATATCACAATTATAGAGATAACTGCTTACACAAGATGTATAATATAAAATTTTATAACTATGATTAACTCTTTTGAATAGATGTTACGATAACCGTATGCCATCTAGTAGTATTTATCATCTAAACATCAATTACAATTATTTCTGAGTTGGAATCTTCTATTAATTGTTTTGTGTGTTTAGTGACATATCCGGTTAACTGTAGCATAGGACAAGAATACCAACCAGTGTTAACCCAACTGTAAGGTACATTAAACCAATCCCATGTTATGCAATCGCCTTTGCTCCAGTGTGACCAAATTTCTGTGCCAACGCACATTACTTGGCCAAACTTCCAATCGTCAAGTGCGATCATAAATCTTGACATTGTTTCAGGTTGCTCATCCATTTTAACAACCTTAAATGAATTCTTTCTTTCTTTTCGTGCCGCTAAGTTATCAATATGTAAATGAAACATGTGTCCAGTTCTTTGATTTTTAAACATGACATCATAATCTCTTAAACCAAGTTGCTTTGCCATATTATCAAAAACTTCAATGTCATCAGCAACACAATGTTCAAAAATAGGAGCCTGTGGATTTGCTCCTGCCCTTAGTAAATCCATTTGCTCTGACCTGCCACTGAACACTGGTTCTTTTTTATCGTAAGGACCGTATACATGATGATTTCTATTTGCCCAGTTTACTTCAAGGCATCTATCAAACATATCTTGCAGATCCCATTCACCAGCAAATTGACAAACTTCAATATAATCTTCTGTTTCTTGTTTTGGGTCAAAGTGAAAGTTACTACGTTTAGTAGTGAAGTTCCATCTACTATCGTTATAATTTTCAAATTTATTTAGAGGTTTCATATATACATCCAAACTAACATAGGTATTATAATAGCAAATTGTGGAAGAAAGTTAAGTATAATTGCTTTCTCATTCCAACGCCAACCTACATATATCCAACCAGCGGCGCCAATCATCTGTAGTATGCTATTCCACGGTGTTGCACCTGCAACGTGCAGTATCATTGCTAATAATATAGTTATGGCACTTCCGTACTTGATTACTGTAATGTGATTCACAGTTCACCTTTTGATCTCATTTCTGCACGAATTTTTGTTGCACTAATCTCATGTATTTCTTTACCTAAGTCATGTTCAGTAAAAGTGTATCCTACTCCTCTACCATAACTGATATCTACAATATTAGGAACTTGCATAACTATAAAATCATAATCTACCATATAACCATGCATGAAAAGTTCTGCAACAATATTTTCTTCAATTTTTTGGAAATCAAAAGGATTATCATCATTTCCCATTCCTGCATCTACGCCTTGAACATCACGTACCATAATTGCTACTTGATTATTAATGTCCCAGGCTTTTTCAAACAAAGCAGTATGTCCACCATGCCAAGGTTGCCATCTACCTAACATTTGCACTGTAGGTTTTTTCCAATCAAACATTTTTCTTTTCCATATAATTCTTTACAACATCACTCAGTTGTGCATGTGTATCATTGAACCATTGTGCTACATGATAGTTTACTTTAACAGGAGTTTGAAATATTCTATTTGTATCTTCATACTTTCCTGCTTTGATTGTATCCATCCATACTGTATAATCAGGTGCAAACTCTAGTCTTGCATTTTCAGTAGGTGCAATAAAATCAGCGACTGCTATTTTACCTGCCATCACAACACCATCTGCAATGTGACGCATTCTTTGTGCTTGTCTCATTCTACCTTCTTGTGTAAAATCCCAATCATTATATTTTGTTCTAACTTCATCGGCGTTGATATGCACACCGCCAATCAACTCTGCAAAAGGTTTTGCTAGTGTAGTTTTACCACTACCCGGTAATCCAAATATTAATATTTTCATCTTGTTGCTATCATTGTTAGACTTAGACCGCAGACTCTTAATTTTAGTCTACCTTTTTGTTCAAAAACTACTATCTTAGCACGTTGCCCATTTGTAGTTTCGTATTCACAAATATAGTCATCAGGAATGTTTACTCCACCTTTTGAAAGTGTGGTATGAACACAATCCTGTAATTGTTGTTTGTATTCATCATCAACCCAACTACGAGCAAGTGCCCTACCTAAAATATCAGGTAGTTGTTGCTTGATTTCCGCTCTTGTGTTAAGTTGAATATCTTCATTTACTAATTTGAAAGCATAAACGTATTCTACAGGTAGTTTGGGTTTATACTTAACTAACGCAGTTTCCAATTAAAAATCCACTTCTCTGCCTTTACTTTCCCAAGTTCCATAACGTGTTGGTTCAGGACGGTTAAGTTTTTCTTCACCTTTTATTACTGTCTTGTCTTCTACATTTTCGTTGCCACATACAGAGCACTCGCCTGTAACACCACCGCAACTTCCTTTCACACGTCGGCCTCTCAGGAGGCCTATAGCCATGAGGGCCGTAATGAGCAAGAATATGACCAAACATAATCCAAATACCTCTATTGTCATTTATCTTCTTTCATTCTAAATATTATATTGCAATACATACAAACAACCTGTCCACCCTCTGGTATTGTATAGAATACTTTAGGATGATCGTTGTGTTCACCCATGCACGATACTCTTTCAGTGTCGCTATAAACAACTACTTCTTCTAAACCTTCAGGAACTTTTGCCAATATAATACTCGCTTAACTTTTCAAATTCTTTATTGTACTTACCATCAATAATATCATTTATATATTTTGTACTTGTAAAAGGCTGAATCTCTGCAGTTAAATAAATGCCTTCGTTTTTATGTGTGTTACCTGGTAATACAATAAACTTACATTTTGCTTTAATAGCGGCATATGCTTCGTGATGTCTACCAGTTACCAGTAGATCGCAATGTCTCAATCTGTTTACAATTTCATTCCAATCTTGTTTAAAGATATTAATCTTTGGCACTGGCGGACTTAAATCGTTGTCGTTGTAAAACCATTGTCCTTGATATACTTTGTTATATTTGTATTCTACATATTCAACGTGAGGAATAATGCTACGATCTGGCTTTACTATACTATCTATGTTGTGATTATTTTTAAGTTCTTTATGTGATAAAATATCTCTTACTTCAATAACACTACATTTTTGTAATACATCATCAAATTCATTTGTCATTTCCTGCCAAACTGTATTTACAAGTTGTGTTTCACATCCTGCAAGTTGTGCATTTCGTAATGCACCTAAAAATTTTATAGGATTTTGCCTTTTGTCAGCACGAGTATGATGCATAGTACCTTCGCCATTGAGTATAACTTTTGTATACTTTGCAAAGTTTACATCTACTTGTTGATTTGTTTCAATGCTATCATCAAACTCAAATGTTTCAATAACTTTTGAACAACCATGATGATATTTACTTGTGTTATTAAGTAATAATGTTTTAGACATCTTCCTCAATACGAACTTCTAAAGGATAACCGTCACGTCTAGCGGCTAATGTGACCTCAACTCCTTTTTGCTCAGCAAGTTCGTAAGGATAAACGGCAACAACTGCACTTCCTTCTTCGTGTATCTTAACCATCATTTCAGTAGCCTGCTCTTCTGTCATGCCAAAGTATGTAGTTAAAATCATAATTACAAATTCCATTGTAGTTGTTTCGTCGTTTAGAAGTATTACTTTCCAAAGATTAGGCTCTTTTACTTCAACCTCTTCAGATGTTTTTACTTTAACTTTTACTTCTGTGTCTGCACTCATTATCTTACTCTTTGGTTATATGTTTTGCTACAGGTAAATTGCGGATTACGAGTTCGTATTCTAGCTCAGTACCTTTGCTAATTTTGTTATGTTTTTTAAACTCGCCTTCTTGTGGTATTCCTTGTTTTGTTCGTTGTTTTGTTTTTTCAAGTTTTTTTCTATCTTCTGATGTATTGTTTATAGTATACAGTCTAGATCCTAGTTTGTCAACTATAAAAAGGTCAATTGTGTCTTTTTTCACTATATGATGAACATACATCCATTTTCCAATAGGCATACTTTTGTATGGACGTCCTAGTGTTCTTTCAAGGTCAATCATTAAAAATGCAAGTGCCGCCAAAGCAACTGGAACCATTATTGTTGCAATTTTCCAGTTTACTCTTAGATATACAAGTGTTAATAATACAACTAACAGTATTGGCCATCCAACTATATGATTGAACCATTGTTCAAAAAAACTTAAATTAAACATTAAGGACCCCTGTTTCCACTATGACTACTATAATGGTTTTGTAATTCTCGTATTACAATTCCACCTTCATAATCATCGACATCGTATACTATAAGACTATCAGATACTTCAAACTGCACAACGCCAACTTCTTGTCCTTGTTTTACAAGTTCTACATCTTTTTCAATTAAAGCACGATATGGATCAAGAGATCTGACTTTAATTTTAACCGTCCATGGACCTGGTTCACTTCTTTGGTTGTACATATGCACTGATACACGATAAGTTCCAGGTTGTAATGTTTGAATATGTATTACTTCATTGTTGTGTGGATTTGTTACTCTTTTTCCATTAATCCAGACTGTATCCGTACTTGAACCTAAATCATCTTTTTCCAAATGTGAACCAGCGATTTGTTTGTTTTGAAAACTTAATATACCATCTGCAGGATCTTGCATCCACAGATCTATATCAGCAGTACTACCTTTTGACCACTGGGCTTCAATAATTACTTTGTCTGGTGGGGTAATAAGACCCTGTTTTGCAATAGGGTTGATTAGTACATAAGCAATAAAAAATAGGAATACAAAACCTACCAATAGGTTGAATAGTAAATCTATAAATCCAAATGTACTTTTATACTTCGTCGTTTCCATTCTTTGCCTCAGTTATAACCAACTGTGTTTTTAAGTGTAAACTTGAAATAAGGCCAACTAAGGTAGTACTAAGAGCCGTACTCATGCCAGTAGCCATAGATGACAATGCAAGTGTAAGACTTTCAGTATTCGAAACGTCAATGTTACTAAATGCTGAATATAACATAATTAAAAAACCGCATACTGTACCAATCAATCCTAGCGATACCATAGCCTCTGTAGCAAACCATAGCAAGTCTCGATTAATTAATTTTGGTTTGTATGCATGTAAAATTACACTTAATGAACTAATACCCCATAATGCTAAAATAAAAAAACTTAGTTTTGTTTTATCCGCATTCCATAAAGCAGTCCACATATCGAACATGTGGAGGACAAAAATTCCAAATAGAGTAACACTGGTAAGTACTACCCATTTCCATGTAATAAATTTATTCATGTAAAGCACCATAAAGTAGGCAGGGGTCTGTACCCTGCCTACTATTTATATCGGTATTATTTGATTTCAATAGTCTTTGGTTTCATTGCCTCTGGGACTATCTTTTGTAGGTGTATGCTTAAGATGCCATTATTTAAAGATGCATCTTTAACTTCAACATATTCTGCTAGGTTAAAAGTTCTTTCAAAGTTACGTCTACTAAGTCCTCTGTGCAAGTACTCATAACCGTCTGCTTCTTCCTCCGTACCGTCTGCTTTTTTAATTTGCTTTCCGCTTACAGTCAAAGTTCCATTTTCCATTGTAATATCAATGTCTGGCTTTAAAAATCCAGCGGCCGCAATTTCAATAAAGTAATGTTCGTCATCTTTACGAATTATATTATACGGTGGATAGTTTTGGTTGGATCCCATTTCCATGTTACTAATAATTGAATCAAACAAACTGTTGAATCCAATTGAGTTACGATAAAATGGGTTTAGGTCTAGTGAGGTAATTCTTGTCATTTTGTTTCTCCTTATAAAAGCAAGATTTAAATTTGGAACCCTAATTAGGCGTTCCGGTTATAACAGTCAAAACCATTTCTAACTGTTATGTTTATTATATAATATTATTTATCCGTTTGTCAACCATAATATTAAAAAAAGTCAAAAAAACCGCCCTAATAGAATATTAGAGCGAACGTGTTGGCGCCTTATCCCAACTTGCGAATTCTTTTTACAATGTTATTTATCATTGACTTTCAATTTGTGCTTTTTTCTTTTCCCAACGTTTACGCCCTGCTTTTTTGGCTAATCTACGTTTTTCACTTGGTTTTACAAATCGTTGCTTTTCTCTATAGAGTTGTATAACTCCTTCATTTGCAACTTTCTTTTTAAATCGACGTAAAGCACGAGCAAAATCTTCGCCTTCACGTACTGTAACATATAACCCTTCTTTGGGCTTATCGAAATTTCTTCTTGGATTAAATCTTGACATTAAACCTCCATGTTGTCAATGTGTTGTATAAAACTTGTAAGAAGTTCTATGGTATATTTAGTGTTAATAGATTGTGCCTGTTCTATATTGTGGAATACGTTTTTCCTACCTAGTATCCATCCTAGTATCATTTTATCTAGTTTAGAACAATTACTAACAAACACAAAATTGCTTTGATTAACTGAACTAGCAATCCAGTTAAAATCAGTTACATCATGTGTAATACATGTAATACTAACTCTTTTATTAAACTTTTCTACTACATCTAACAAAGGTTCAAGTTGAGGAGTATCAAGTACCAATGTAATTTTATAGTCTGAATTATGATTATAATCAGGATATGTTACAACTGTGATGTCCGATTTTGGTGCATTCACCATATCCCTCGTTGCTCTCATTTTTTCAAAAAGTCAGTCATTTCTTGTTTTTCTTGCTCAGACAAGTCTTCTAGTTCAGTTTCACCTTTTGCTACTGCTTCTACTAAGTGCCTTATATAGTCTTCTGTTAAGTAACTATCTGTGCCATCTTTATCAACTGTTATCCATTTTTTGTCATTCCATTTGTACAATACATGTGGAAATACATCTGTTTTTGTAAACAACTGTCCATTTACTGGATTAGTAGGAAAGACACTTCCAAATGCCGCTGGCGGAATTGTATCATCATCTTCATCGGCTACAGGCATAAGTGCTTCTTCTGGTATAATACTCTCTAGTTGTGTATCAGGTTTTTGAACTGTTTTGTTAAGTTCTTCTTTTGGAATCAACTTATATTTTTCATTAAGCCTTTCCATAGCCGCATCACGAGCTTTGACTTGTTTTTCTAGCTCTTTTGCTTCTGCTTCTTTTTGCCTACGAAGTTCTTCTGCGGCTTTAATTTTTGTTTCATCTTCAACAATTTTTTCTACTTCAACTTCTACTTCTTTGATTTCTGGCTCTCTATTTAAAAGTTCATCAATCTTAGCTCTAAGTTCTTCAATTGTTTCTTCTTGTTCTGTAATTTTTAAGTTTAATTTATTTTCTTTGTCTGCCATTAATGCTTCAAGTTCTGCGATTGCTTTTTCTTTGTCTGCATTTACTTGATCAATAGTTTTTTCAAGTTCTTCAATATGACTTGCTTTTGCCTTGTCGTCTGCTACTAGTCTATCCAGCTCGGCTTCAAGTTTTTTCAGAAACTCATTATATTCTTCAATTTTCATTTCCAACTCCTCAATTCTGTTTTGCCTATTTTCTGGGCTATTTCTTATTTTGATTTTCTCTTCTCGCATCCATCTAATTTGCATACTTGCCGCTAGTACAAGCATAATAGCAAGTGGATCAAAGACTACTACAATTATAATTATCACCCATCTTACTGCTTCTTCTAATAGATTGCGATCAGCATCTTCACCATATATAAATTCTGCAATATATTTGATAGGCCCAACTTCTGCTTCAAGTTGTCTATAACTACTTTCAATTTTATTCTTTTCAGCCCTATATCCATCAATTGTTTTTTGTTCTTTTAATACTAGAGCCTCTAATTCATTTACTCTACCTTCAATGTCATCAGTTTTTGTATTTGCTTGGTTTCTTAAATCATTAATTCTAGTCGTAATTGCATTAACTTGTGGTGCATATTTTTTATCTATTGCATCAAGTTGATCTCTAAGTATACGTTGTATATTTCTAATTTCACGTTGAGCAGATGAGGCAACACTTAATTCATTTTTATTTGCTTGATCAATTTCTTTGGCTTTAGAACTGCTACTAAAACTATTTCTATACTTTTGTTCAATAGCATCTAGTGTTTCACTTTTACGATTCTTAGCCTGCTCTATACGATCGTTTTGTAACTTAATATTTTTATCTGCTTGTTCTCTAGCCTTATCTTTTTCTTTGTCTATACGAACATACAAGTTATCAAGTTGTTTTTGTTCTTTGTCTACTAAATTATCAACTCTGGTATCAACACCGGTACTAATACGATCAATTTCACTAGTCCATCTGTTAACTTTTGCCTGTGATCTTTCTATGTTGCCTTTGATTGTTGAAATTTGTGCAACTTGTTCTTCAGATTGTGCAGTTTGTTCAATATGACTTTTACTTAAAAAACCAAAAATACCCATGCTTGTAATAAACATGAGTATTACAACTGCACTAGTTAGATATATTTTTGTTAGTGCAGGTGCTTTTTTCCAAAACGTATGTAACCATACTGTAGCAGTAATTTTGCCAATTTCTAACACTACACCCATAAGGATAATAGGCAACACGGCCGCGGCAAATATTGCGGCCAAACCCACAATACTGTAATATGCGGCGATAGCACTAATACTTAGTGCTACCAATAGAGTTAAAATTGCAAAAATCATTGTGTATTATTTAACCATATTTTATCAGTCCCAACGATAGAATATGTGTCTATCAATTTGACCAATTAGATGTAGTTTCTTTCTCCAGTCTGGACTTACATAATCTGCATGGTAGTGTGTTGCACCTTCCATTAAGCCAGACCATTGTCCTAGTTTAACAACAAATACTGCAATTTCTTGTGCTTGTCGCCAACCTATACTGTTAACTGGTATGTCTTTCTTTCCATCACAGTACCAACTAAACTGGCACTTGTTTCTAATTGGATAGAATATTGCATCATTTGGATCAGGAGTGACTTGTGTTTTCCAACTTTCACGTACTGGTCCTTGATAAACTACTTCACAAATATTATTTGGATAGCGAGTGTCTTTTACTCTGTTCATGGTTACAAGTGCAACTGCTACTTTTCCCATGTAACTTTCAGTTCCTGCTTCAAAGAAAATGTTCTGAGCCATACAATATAATTCAGGATCTTTATCCTTGTTAATAATGTTTGGAATAGTATATGCATCAGCCACTGCTGATTTTACTAATACACTCAGAGCTATGAATGCAGTGATTAAAATAGTTCGCATAGTATTCTCCTTTGTTAATTCAAAATACTTACTAAGTATATACAATTTTACTGGGATTGTCAACCTAAAAGTACGGCTTCAATGCAATTGTATTTCCAATTGCACTTTGGTGCCAATTTTATAATGTACATTAAATTGATGATAGGCCTTATTGTTACTTTCCGAGAGTAACTTTGCCTTCACTGATTAGACGTTGACGATTTCGCATGTGTTGCTCCTGTACATCTTCTTTTGCTTGTCCCCAATACTCAACGGCATGGCCTTCTAATACTAGAGTTTTTGCTACTGTACTATCTTCGTAGACAAAGTCTCCTAGTATACGACCAAATTTACCTTTCATATCTTCACCATCTTTATTAACTTGAGTTCTTAAAACAGTGTCTTTTCCAAGCATTTCTTTAAGCCGGTCTTTAGCCGCATTTCCAAAGACTTTTTCTTCTTTGTCTCTTGTACGGCTTTCCGGGGTGTCTATGCCCATAATTCTTACTCTTTCGTCTTTGAGCCATATGCCAAAGCCTAAGTCAATATCAACGTCAACTGTGTCTCCGTCAATAACTTTAACTATTTGTGCTTTATACTCATACATAACGTGATCCTCTTATTGTTATTTTGAAACAGATTTGAAGTAATCTCTACCTTTCACTTTAATAAAACGTTTGTTGGTTTCATTTGTATTTGGATTTGGTATAGTCACTACTACATTGCGACCTCTCTTGTATGCCATTAGTTGGTTATATTCACGTAATCCACTGGCCATATACTCTCGTCTAGATTCTTTACTAATTCTTTTAGTCATAGAATTTGGACTTTGGTTTACTATTCCTTTTGAGGTTTGCGTCGCTCTGCTTCTTTTCTTTCCCATTTGATTATCCTATTGCTACCCGAAGTTTCTGTAATTGGGGCTTTATTATATTATCAGCCCAATCTTTATGGGCCTCTTCTGGCGGGTGATATGCTATCCATTCATAACCTTTATCGTTTGTCATTTGCCATAGTCCACCATATCCTTTCCAAAAAACCCAATTATCCCAATTTACTTGTTGCCATAATTTATTGACAAATTTAAGTTCATCTTTGTGTTTACACTTTTGAAAGAAAGTTTCAACATTGGATTGTTCTTCTATTGATAGTGTTCTCCTTGCTTTTAAATTATTGTGATCTGGTCCAATGCCATAAGCACTATCCATATCCCAATCGTTATAATTAATATCACCCATATGACAGTTGACTAATGGTATACTTCTTGCTTTACACATATGTTGTATCAGTAAAATGTATTCTAGTGTTTTTGCAAATTGATTAAAATCACTGTAAAAATACTTTAAGTAATTTTGCTTTGTACCTGTAAAACTTGCTCCTTCTGCCTTGTATCCGTTGATTAACGGATCGTAAAAGTCATATCTTTCTACTGTACTCCACATAACAACCACTGCTTCAAGTGGCTCATCTGGTCTATCTACATTTTCAAGTATTGTCCTTGCAATACGCCTGTTACCTGCTCCTCCTACGGCTACATTATGTGATCTAGGTATGAAGTCTGGCCAATGCTTATAATCTACATCTACACCTGCTTCATCTTTATGTGATCCAATCGTAAAACTGCATCCACTACATAATATCATTAGTTTACCTTATCATATCATGTATTTATCGTTTTTTTGGTGTTTTTCCATAAAAAAAGCCCCTGACTTTACGCCAAGGGCTTTGTGGTATTGTAATTAATTGTTTTTAAATGTGCTTGTGTATATATCTAATGCTCGTCATTGGTAAAACCAATGTACAATTAACTCCTTATTTTGTATTATGTTATTTATAGTTTTATTTTTCTAGTCTATAAATTATGTATGGTTCACCATGCTCAGGTTTGATAGTAATAGCAGGTGTACCACTTGGTGCATTTTTTCCTACATACTTCCATGTGTAGCCTTGTTTAAGTTGTTCACTGCTTGTGTCAATAAACACTTTGTTATCTATTGCGACTAGAGCCGCGATTGCAAATAATAACATTTGAAACTCCTCTTTGTTATTTTTGTTGATTAGGTTCCTGTATGAGCTGAGCCCAAAATTAACTCGTAAACACGATAGTTTTCTTCAAAGCCTTCTTCATGCAAATATGCCTCATTATTATTCCATAATCTTTTATGGTATTGATTATATGATTTTTCTATTTGACTAGGACTAACTTGAGTCAAGTCACCTTTGACCATATAATAAACTCGACACTTTTCTTTGAAATTTTCCAATCATCTTCCTTTGTCAATATATTTATTATTTTGGTGGACTAGAGAGGATTCGAACCCCTGACCCTCGGTTTCGTAGACCGATGCTCTATCCTGCTGAGCTACTAGTCCATAATTTGGCAGGCGAGCAAGGAATCGAACCCTGGTCCTCAGGTTTGGAATCTGATATGTTACCACTACACTACTCACCCTTATAATTTTTTGTACTGGTTGTTGACTGCTTCACTGACGTATTCATCTTTACAAAGTTTAGCATCTCCACCTCCAACAACTTTCGGGCAGTACACTCCGGGCTACTTGCTCCTCGGATCCATTTTCGTAGTAGTTACCTACTTCATCATCGGTGGATCATTTCCGACTAGTTAGTGACAATCTAACACGGTAAATTTACTTGGCGTCTAGATCTCGGCATGCAACTGTTTTAATCTAGTACCTTAGCCTACCCTTATCTACTCTAACATGTACTGTGTACTTTGTAGGGTTACTAGTAAACCAGGCCTCTGTAGGTACCAAGCCTTATTTGTTAAGCAACAAAATCAGTTTTTGGCTTTGCATTGTAGTTTACAACTTGGAAAGCCACAACTGAATTTTTGTTAGCAAGATTTTCAAACTTTTTGTTTAGTAGGTTATTTTCTGCAAATTTATGTGCATCTTCTACTGTTGCAAATGGCATTGGAATATTACTGTTTGGATTACAGTATACCTCTCGCATAGCATAGTTTTTTCTGTGCAAACTTACTAAACATTTAATCATGTACATTCAATTCTCCTGTTTTTTTAACTTACTGTTATATAATAACAAATTAACAGGATTTGTCAACCTTTTATTTACTACCATTGCCAGAAAATTTTAATGGCTTTGGTTGATATGGTGTATTACAAGTCACACTTTTTAGTTTGACTGTATACCCATCTTTAAACATTTTCTGAAAAGACCTAAGTCCTTTACCTTCAATTAATCCTTTGTATTGTTCTAAAAACTGTTCACATTTTGCTTGTGTTGCAAAATTCTTACTATAAACGTTAATAATCTCATCTTGTGCTCCACCTTCAGGTGTTACAATAACCAGATTAAACAGCAACATAAACGTCTTCATTTTCTTTCTCACTTCCGTTTCTATAAAAACAACTTTACTTAATATAACACGGAAATACGTTATGTCAACCTTTTTTAGTCATAAAAAAACAACTTTTCTGTTGCTAGGTAAGTTGCCAACCCCGAGCGATTATGCCGCTAAGGCAAAATCCTCATTTGCAAAATTATCGTTTGCATTTATAGTTTTGTTCGCGATAACCGTGCTTACATCCGGACAACTCCACACTTCTACTAATCTGTCTGTCGATCCTATTTCAACCCCATTATAAAAACACGAATATTAACTTGTGGTACCAATTAATGTCCATTTTTCGCCAAATGCCAGTATACAATAACTGTTATAATCTCTATGCCATTCTACTATAGTAAATTGATTAGTAGTAGGATTTATATATAGACGCATTGGTAGTATTGCTGGAATTTCGCTAAGTCCATCTTTGGTTCTTACTGCGGCTAACATATCACCTGCACCTAGCATTATTTTTCCTTGATCAACCATTAATTTTTCAAATACTTCTTTTTGTTCACAAATAACAGGTTTGTCATTCCATTCGCCTGCGTGTGCAAGAAGTGTAATAACGAATATTACTAAAACTATGCCTAATCCAATCAATACTTGTTTCATATCAGCCTTTCGTGTGTTTATGGTGGAGTTGCCGGGTACCGCCCCCGGGTCCAGTCCAGTGTTTGAATTGCTTCAACATTGTAGTAGTATTTATAACATATATTAGCATATTAGTCAATAAATAAAAACATGATACAGAAGATAAAAGACAAGTGGAAACAATGGAAAGACAAGTGGACTATTGATCATACTATTGATGTAATAGTTGATATTACCCTATTACTCATAGACGTAATTATGTCACCTGTGTTAATAGTTGTCAGACTTGTAAGGTATGTAATTGGAGATTGGATTGCAGATAAACTTAAATGGATTATTAAGTGTATAGTACACTGGTACCAAAGACGTCATCCAATACTAAAAAGATTAATACTAATAATCTTCTTTATAGCATTACCATTTGTTCTTATTATTTTATGGAGTTTTTCAGAAGTTTGGAAGATGTATTGGGAATACACCTGGGGCGACAAGTAGTTAAACTACAAGACTTGGTTTGTCTGGGGTGAATACAGTGCTTGTAGCATTCAAATATGCTGATTTGATTTTTACTTCTGGATTAGCAGTCATTGTTACACCCTGCTTGTAAATATACACTGGATTAGTTTCCCAATCTGCACTTATCATCATAGGCGCCATTGCTGGGCCTTTTTCCTGTAAAATGACTGTAAGTGGTTTGTGTACTTTATAACTATCTAATGATTCTTCAATTAATTTTGCAATTATTTCTTCGCCAGTATTAAGTCTAAAAACAATTACATCATCAACTTTAAAGTTTGAAGTTACTAACATCGATATTTCCTAATTTTTCATTGAGTTGTTTTTGGCCTAAAGCTCTTAGACCATCATAGCCACCTGCTACTAAAAGTTTGTTGTCCTTGTATATTTGAGGCACTGTTCTATGTCCGTTTTCTTTCAAAAACTCTAGTGCATCTTCGTTGTGATTTACGTTCTTTTCTTCAAATGGAATATCCCATTCATTCAACAAGTTTTTTGCCGCTGTGCAATATCCACAAAGATCGCCTGTATAAATTGTAATCACAGGCTAAATCCTTTAAATGTTTCATCACTGACATCTTGCTTTGTTCCGCCAATAACATAACTACTAATTTCTGTTTCTTGTGGTGCAACTTGTACATCAGATCCACTGATCCATTTTTGTGTCCATGGTAAAGGATTACTACTTCCTTTGTACGGACTAGTTAAGCCAACGGCTGTCATACGTCTGTGAGCAGTCCATTCAACATACTCTTTAAGTAGTTGTGCATTTAATCCAATCATACTACCATCTTTAAACAAGTAATCTGCCCATGCACATTCTTGTTTGACTGCATCTACAAACATTTTTTCACATTCTTCTCTTGTTTCTTTTGCAATTTTGACAAAATCAGGATCATCTTTTGGCAATAATTTAAGTAATGTTTGTGTACTTGCTAGATGTACGTTTTCGTCACGACAAATAAACTTGATAATTTTAGCATTGCCTTCCATCTTTTTAAGTTCAGCGAATGCCCAACTACATGCAAACGAAACATAAAATCTAATACCTTCTAAGATATTAACACTCATAATTGCTAACCAAAGTGCTTTTTTAACTGCATACTCATCTACTGCAACCTTTTTACCATTTACTGTGTGTTTTCCTTCACCAAGTAATTGTAGTTGTAAACTTTTTTCATTAAGATCATCATAATAAAAACTAATGTCATCTGCACACTCAACAATCTCTGGAATGTCCATTAATTCATCAAACACTTTACTTGGGTTTGAATATACATTACGAATAATGTGTGTATATGAACGACTATGGATTGTTTCACTAAATGTCCAAGTTTGTACCCAACACTCTAGTTCAGGAATACTGATTAGTGGACCAAATGCTTCAGTTGGTGCTCTACCTTGTACACTATCTAACAAGATCTGTCTCTTAAGGTTGCTTGTAAAAATATGCTGTTCGTGTTTAGTTAATTCTTTGAAGTCTTTTGCATCTTTAAGAATATCAACTTCTTCTGGTCTCCAAAAGAAACCTAATTGTTTATCAGTTAGTTTATCAAACTGCTTATATTTTAATGTATCAAACCTTTGAATTTGAACACCTCCATTAGGGTCCAAAAATGCTTTACTTTCTATATGATTCTTTTTTGTTTTACTGTCGAATACTGACATCTTCTATCTCCAATTAAATTTTACAACTATCACAGTCATCTTCGTCTGTGATATCTTCTTCTAAAGGTTGATCCATTTTTCCGACGTCAATCTCTCCTTGACCGTCATTTGTATTAAAATAATATAACTGCTTTCCACCATATTTATAGAACATCAATAAGTGTTGAAGCATCTCACTCATTGGAATTTTCTCATCTTCATAAAATGATGGATTATAACTTGTATTTACACTAATTCCTTGATCTATGTACTTTTGCATCACTGCCATAATCTGTAAATATCCTACTGGCGATGCTTGATCCCATAATAAATCATACTTGTTTTTTAAACGACGATATTCCGGAACAACCTGTTTAAGAACACCGTGTTTACTTTGTTTTACACTTACAAATGCACGTGGCGGTTCTATACCGTTTGTGCTATTAGATATCTGTGCTGAAGTTTCTGCAGGCATTAAAGCCATCAACGTACTGTTACGAATACCTGTTTTCTTCAGTTGCTCACGCAATGACTCCCATGGCATTCTCTCGGTGTGTGGTACCAGCTCATTAACTTCTTGCTTGTAGGTCTGGTTTGGGGTAATACCATCACCGTACTTTGTTTCGTCAGTTCCAGGACAAGCACCCTGCTCTTTTGCTAGATCCGCTGAGGCTTTAATAAGGTAGTAACTCCATGCTTCAGTATACTCATCAATCATTTCTAAGTTTGGATTGGTATATGTCATATCATTTTTAGCCATCCAATATGCTAAATTAATAATACCAACACCAAGAGGCCTACGTTTCATTGTAGAATTTTCAGCGGCTTTTACTGGATAATTTTGATAAGTTAATAATGCGTCTAATCCACGTACTGCAAGATCACAAGGTTTTTCAAAGTCTTCTGGCTTTTTAATATTGCCCCAATTGATTGCACTTAATGTACACAATGCAATTTCTGCTTCAGGATCATTAAAATCATCAAGTGGCTTTGTAGGTAAGTTAATTTCACAACACAGGTTACTTTGTTTAATTGGTGCAACTTCTTCCTTGAACGCACTATGACTGTTTGCATTATCAACATTCATCAAATAAATGCGACCTGTATTTTTACGTTCTTCCATAAATGCACTAAACAAGTCAATTGCACGAATAGTTTTTTTACGCAATCTTGTATTACGTTCAGCAGTTTCATATAATCTTTTAAATTCTTCTTGATCGTTAAAGAAAGACTCATATAGTCCAGGTACATCACTTGGGCTAAACAAGGTAATATTGCCATTTGCAATAAGACGTTCGTACATCAACTTGTTAAATTGTACACCATAATCCATATGACGTACTCTATTATCTTCTGTACCTTTGTTGTTTTTAAGTACAATTAAATCTTCAACTTCATAGTGCCATATTGGGTAGTACAATGTTGCCGCACCGTTTCGTACTCCTCCTTGACTACAACTTCTTGTTGCCGCTTGGAACATTTTGTAAAAGGGTATAACGCCAGTGTGATAGGCGTCTCCACTTCTAATTGGTGATCCCAATGCCCTAATACTTCCTGCTCCAATTCCGATGCCTGCTTTCTGGGATACATACTTAACGATACTGCTAGTAGTAGCATTAATACTGTCCAAACTGTCTGCAGTTTCAATGAGTACACAGGACGAAAACTGCCTTTGCGGCGTTCGTACGCCAGCCATAACAGGAGTAGGCAAACTAACATCAAAGGTAGATATTGCATCATAATAATCCTTTACATATTGCATACGAGTTTCTTGTGGATATTCAGCAAATAATGTTGCCGCAATCATCATGTATGCTACTTGTGGTGTTTCATATATTTCACCAGTCACTCTATTTTGTACTAGATATTTTCCACGCCATTGTTCCATAGCCGCATATGTTTGTACTTCATCGCGGGTATGATTAATAAAACCATCTAGTTGATTGATTTCATCTTCTGTGTACTTTTCAAGTATTTCAGGATCATATGCTTTACGTTCCACGTTACCTTTAATAATTTCTAATAAAGGTTTAGGTTCAAACTGCCCATAAACTATTTTTCTTAAATGATAGTTAATTAATCTTCCTGCTACAAACTGATAGTTTGGAGTTTCTTCGCTTATAAGATCAGCGGCACTTTTAATTAATGTTTCTTGTATTTCTGTGGAGGTTATACCTGTAAAAAATGACAAGTGTGATTTGATTTCAACTTCACTTGCACTAACACCTGTAATGTTTTCAGTTGCGAAGAACACTACATCATGCATTTTTTCTAAATCAAGTAGTTCAGTTGTACCATCACGCTTTGTTACTTGAATGTTTGTCATATATCGATAGTCCTAGTTTATTATAGATAACGATCTGCTCCCAAATCGTCGACTGTGAATGTTTTATATACTTTAAGCTCTTTAAAAATTGTACTGGTATTTACTGGCTTTTGCGGATCAATATTAATAGCATATTTCTCTGCAACTTGCACAGCGGACTTATATCCATTAGTATCTTTATATATTACTACCTCTAGGTCCCGTTTGTCAAATCTTTCTGTCAAAAAAAGTGTATAAAATGCACCTAGTGATATTCCTATATCACAGTACATATTTTCTGTTATTAACATCCACGGATCTGGCCAATGATCAGTGTGATCTGGCTCAAGGTAGTGATTTACTATTGGTGCTTTTGCCCAAAATTTTGCTACTTCATGTAGCATTTCATCTCTGTTAAGATATTGAATGTTTTGTCTAAACTTGCGCCAGGCTGAAATTCTATCTTCAGGACGCAATTCAAAAATGTTTTGCATGTTACCTATTTATAATTGATTAGGTTGCGAATTCTCTAATTCTGTAGTTAAGTGTTGCACCACTTCCAGTGCTTGTTGATGTATATGTAATTGTTCCAGAAAGGGTATCTATGAAGAAAGCCACACCACAATCAACATTTTCACTATAATCTTGATCTAAAGTATAACCTGCAGTATTACTACCAGCAACTTTTAGAGATCCTGTACGAACTGCTGTGCCTCTTTTTAGAGTAAAATCAATTATTGCGTTCTCAGGAACTGACTCATCAAAATCAATACCAGTTGAACTTGCTGGTGTATTATTGTCAGCCAATGTAAGTTCTTGTCCTGGTGATTCTCTGTGTGTACCGTATGCAATATGATCACTTGCTATTAGTCCATAGACTTTCTTTTTGTTGTTTTGAATACGTGGATGAACTGCGTCATCGGCAGTTGTACGATCAAACGTATCTCCTAAACTGTAGTTATTTTCGCCATCATAGTCAATCACTGGAAAAGATGGATTACCTACACCTAATAATTGATTTCCAACATCCTTATATGTGTTAAAAGCACTTACAAAATCTTTGACAGTAAATGTTCTTACTCCAATATTATGGATCTTGTCAAATAAACTATGTGTTACTTTAACACCTTGTGGACCATTTCCTGATATAATGTTTTCACCACAAATAATGGCTTGGAATAAAAATGTAAAATTACACTCATCAAATACAACATTACTAATTTCTGTGTCACAATCAAATCCAACGTTAGTACGACTAAAGTTACAACGGTTAAAAGTAATCATAAAACTTCTTGTACCAGTATCTTCTTTGGCAAATACTGCTCTGTGACGACTTCCAATGTTAGTTGGAGCAGTACTATCATTTGGATGATTTCCTACAAAACTACAATCATCAAAATGTATGGATTGTCCTTGTTCTACAAAGAATACATCAAAATTAGTATTGTTTTTAAATCTAATACCAGTAATGAATATACTTCTAGGATAGTCAGCACCACCTAGTCCCATACTTACACCAACTTGTTGTCTGCTATCTGCTAGTCTTGCAACATAGTCTGGTGTTGCTCCTTCATATCTAAAGGTAGTTGCTCCTATTCCAGAACCAACTAGTCTTGCTTCGTGTGGGATTTTTAGAGTACTTTTAATTGCATATATACCAGGTGGAAAGTAAATTGTTTTTTTACTTTTTGCATTTGTTGCTTCACGACAGTAAACTTGATAAAGCATCCAATTGATAGCACCTGAATCATCTGTAGTACCATCACCAACGACTCCAAAATCTCTTGCATTAACAAAGTCATCAAGTTTATTTTGTAATGTACGTTGGATATCACCAACAGTTTCACTTGTTTGTGCAGTATATCCTACATCAGTGCCTTTGTAAACATAACTTGAAATTGAACCAAGTATATCTGTATACTGTGTTAGTACTTCTGTGTTACCAATTACTGGTGCACCTTCTTCTTGTGGACCGTTTCCAATAAACAATCTTCGTTCATCTACTGCCCAGCCAAATTCAGCCGCCGATAGTTGTGGTAAGTCTTGTACTAAACCTCGTCTGTGTTGTACTCTTGAAATTTGAATTACTGCCATTGTGATTGTACTCCTAGTAGTATTGTAGTATTTATACAATTATA